TATACCTGTCTGCCATTGGAACTTTCAACATGAGGACATTTGTTTATGTGATTTCGGGCGAACATGGTCGCCAGAAGATCGGTTCGTCCGATAACCCGCAACAGCGGATCAATAATTTGCAAACGGGTTCACCTTACCCGTTGCGATTTGAATTCGTCGGAGAGGTCGAAGGCACCGCCGCCGGCCAAGTGGAGGTCGAGGCGCACTTTAATTTGAATGCCTATAAATCCCCCGGCGGAGATGAATGGTTCACGGTGCCGCCAGACGTGGCGATTACCGCCGTGATGGCTGCGGCTCACCGTCTCGGCTATCGCATCAAGCCGGTTGATCCAGCGACCGTTAAGGCGACGTTACTGCCAGGAGCGCCATGGGAAAAATGGGTGAGTATCGGCGTTAAATTGCCGTTTCTCTACCCGGTCATCATGGCTATGTTGGCCTACGGCAACGACAATCTGGCCCTTGGTAGCTTTGCAATAGTCGTGTTGATCATGATCGGCGGCATGTTACTCGCCAATTACATCGCGTTGCCGATAGCCCGCTGGTTAGTTGCCAATTGGGCGACAGCTACATAGGATTGATCGACGGATCGATCGGTTTTTCGGTTTCGGCGGATTGACCGTGGCGCGCTGCAAATGAAGCCTTGCGGCGTGCTACTTGTCCGCCCCAATAGCGTTCAAATCCTTCATGCGTCATATTCTCGCCGGTTCGAGCCGATGCCGGAAGATTGCCGCCGATATTGGTCATTGCGCCGCGGGTGTAAAAGCCTAATCCCTGCTGGTGCATCAAATACAATTCGGTATCGGTTGGATCGCGGTTGAACCGTTTGCGGAATTGGCTGCGGTTTTCGTCGAACATCCGCGCCGCGGCCATCGCGTTGTCATGCGCATTGTAAATATTGCCTTCGCCGCCGAACCGCCGCCACTCGTCGTGACCGATCTGATAGAGCCCCTTATATTGCGTTTTGGCGTTGGCATTCGAGCCGGGGTTCATGCCGGACTCAATCGAGGCAATCGATCGCATCAGGTTTGGATCAAGATGATGCGCCCGAGCTGCATCAACGATCGCTTGATCGGTGGTGGTCGATCCCGAATCATAAGATCGGGAGGGTTTTTCGGAGAAGGTTTCGCCCTTCGGCGCCGGGATGGCTGAAGGCGTTTCGCTGTGCGATTTGGGCGCCGTCGTATGCGGCGCGGGCTCGTTGGTGCGATGCTGGCGACGTCGCGGCGCATGACTCGGCATTGGTGCCGATCGCGGTGGGGCGTTGATGCCCCTTTCGGCGCGGCCTTCTGGGATATAACCTTCGACGTTGGAAATGAATGAATCGGCGATGTCATCCTCAGTCACGAGGTTGATAACGCCGACCTGCCTACCGTCAACGGTGATAATCCCGATCTGCACGTCTTTACGCGATCTTGACCTTTGTTGAGGCCATGCCCTGCATCCGCTGCGTCACCACCTTGTCGCGGGCAATGTCGCCCATGTCCGACATGAAGATCACGAACTTGGTATATTGATAACGGCTGATCGTCCCGTCTGGGTTGGCCACCGTCACGTTGAGTACGCCGGGTTTCTGCACTTGGCCGGCAGCGAATTGCTGCGCGAACGTGATCATCAGATCTTCCAGTACCGGGCCGGTGCGGGTGATCGTGAAATCCACCGTATAACCATCATTGATGTAGCCGTAACTTGGGTCCGCATTATACGGCTGATTTTTGATGGTGTGGTGTTGCGCGGTGATCTTGACGTCTTGGATATCGCCAAGGTTCACTAGCGCTTGCTGATTGGCGTCGTAATACGCAATGCTGTAATCGACGCCGGTATTCATACCGTTTGTCGGAATGGTAGCCTCCTATTTGGCTAGGATGTTGTTTGGGCGTCGATTTAAGAAGTTGTATTGATGGAAGGTGCGAACTGCGAAATGTTCGGCACCGTATTCTGAATTGACACGTTGACGTTGCTACCGCCCTGAAATTTGATCACGAAGTAGCGAACCACCGCGAGATAACGAACCGCCCAATACAGGAAGAGGTAGCCTTGCGCGATCGTGGTCGGTGAGTTGTTGGTGAGGTCGCAAACCGTCGACCAACCGTCGATCATGCCTTGGCCGTTGAGACCGTTGCCGACCGCGGGCGAGGCCAATTGCTGCGAGAGACCATCAAACAGCGCCTTGGCTTGATTGCGAGTCTGGTCGTTGGCCTGGATCGATTGCAACTTGCCGACGAACGAACCGGCCGCCTTGCTCTGTGCGGTGCGGATCAGGAAGTTGGTCATCCTGGTATATTCGTCGCCATTGGCCGCGGTATTGCTCGAAGCGTTGCGGGCCGATGCGAACGAGAAGTAGAAGCCGCCCGGTGATTGGTAGGACGGCAGCACCAGATCGATGCCGTTGAGGTTAACCAGCGACAGATCGGGTTCGGCATATGTCGCGAGCAATTTCGTGGATTGCGTCGCGGTGACGCCTTGCAACGGTTTGTTGAGCGCTGAATTCTGTGGCGACAGGTTGCCGTAGATGCCAAGCGAGAATGCGGTCGGATTGATCAGCCGCTCGACGCCGTTGACATCGTCATAGAAATAGGTCCAATCGCCGGTAATCAATTTGAACCAAGATGAATCGATGCCGGCATTCTGCCGCGCCGCAATGGCCGAGGTGTACGAACTGCCCGATGGCATCGCCTGATGCGCATAGGCGGTTTCCGATAGCGCGAACGCTGCGATGTTGGCATAGTTGGAGATCGTGGTCAGATCGATCAGGGTGAAGCAATCGACACCCGAGCTGCGCAGCGCATACATGCCCTTGCGTGGCACGACGTCCTGACCCATCAGGGTCGCGTCGGTGACGCTCCCAGCGCCGTCCGTGCCGCCTGAGAGAGTCACAGGCGAGGACAATGTCGGCGCGACGCTGGACGTGCCGGCCGTTGCGACAACGGATCGGGAAGCGCCGCTGAAGCTGTTGCCGCTGTTGATAGCAGCCGCCACATTGGTCCAGAACGTCTGCCAAGTGCCGGTGCCGCCGGTCAAGGTAGCACCAGACAATGTGATGGCGCTTGAGGTTTTCGCCAAGGTGAGCGAGTTGCCCGCTGTACCGGCCGACGTGCCAGTGTTGACGTATTGGTTGGCGGTGAATGTTAGGACGTTGGAGGCAGTCAGCGCGTAATTGAACTTGACGAGGTTGGTGTCGGACGAGGCTTGCAGGAAGGCCAGCAGACTTGCCAGTGTGACCGAAAGCGAGGAACCTATGTTGACCTGTGAGCCGGTTGCACCAGAAGCCACGAAGGTGATAACAGTCCCGCCGACCGTCAGAGTATCGTTAGCGACGGGCTGACCGGAGAATGTCGCCGATCCACCGGCTGCCACCGGTCCCAAGACGTTGTTGATCTGTTCGGGCTGAAGACCGGGGAAGGCAATCACCGCCATCAGCGAATAGGCCAACGCGCCTTGTTGGAACGAGACGCGGATATTGTTGCCGAGGATGCCGGTATATTTCGCGGTGACGGTCAATGCGCCGGAAGTGATTGACGCGGTGGCCGCCACGTCGGTGCCGTCCGTGACACGAACAGCCAGCCAACCAATCGCGCTTCCGACTTTGCTGCCGGCCGCGATATGCGAAGCAATGTCATAGGTGCGGATCAGCGGCGTGCCGATTTTTACCGCGCCATCCGAAGGACCACCGATCGGGATCGGGACATTGGTTGCTCCCCAGGAGGCAACCCCGACAAGACCCTCGATATTGGTGGGCGTGCCGACGAGGAACGGATTCGGCGGAATGATGTCGCCATACGTTCCGGGAACCGATAACGCCGCAAGGTTCTGTTGGCCGTCCAGAAAGACGTTACCGGTCATTTAAGTTGTCTCCAATAAAAAACCCGCCTTTCGGCGGGTTCATCTGAGTTGATGATTGTTCTTGTTCTTTTTAGTCGTTGGATTCGACCGGGCCGGGGGCGGCCTGCGGTTCATCTTTGGCGGGCACGCGAATGACGCGGCCTTCGTGTTCGGCCATCAATTTCGCTATCTCGCCTGGATCGGTGATCTTGTCGCCGATGTTATAGCCGTGGAAAGGATGACGAACGACGAGATGATACATTGGCTGGCCTCTGGCTGGTTTAAGCGATGGCGGTGGCGATCGCGGTATTGGTTGGATCGGTGATGGTGACGGTGACGCTGGTCACCACGTAACCAGGGAATAGATCAACCGTGGCGAATTCGGCGTCATAGATCAGGTCGCGGCGATAGAGCCCAGCCTTTTCCTGTTGGTCCGATGACGTGGTTCGCATATAACGCAAGATGCACTGACTAGTGTCGGGCATCGTGAGTTTGATGTTCTTCTTCAACGCACCATCGGCTAGTTTGGCTGCGGCGGTGCGGATCGCATCGGACGGCGCCCAGATGCACACCATGATCGAATGACGTTGTCGCCATGTGACGTTGCCAAGCGTGCCGATTGCGCCCTGTCGGACAGTTAGGGAATGTCCATAAGGGATGGTGAGCGTGGTAGCGTCGGAGGTCGCGGAGGGATAATCCGCCTGCGCTTGCGTGGCAAGCGCCGCCAATAACGCCGTTGTCGTGGCACCTGTTTGCGAATAGATATGCGCGCCATCCGCCTCGATGGTCAGATATTCACCGGTTTGCGGCTGTCCTGACAATGTAATGACATTGCCGACAATCGAGACGATCGTAAGACCGTAGGTCGGTGGTGTGACGACGTAGGTCTCGTCTTGGATCTGGTAGGTATGGATCGCCGAACCCCCCAGCGGGTAGATCGTGATCTCTGCCTTGCCGGCCGCCAAGTCAGCATCGAGACAAGCCGGAAGCGGCCAGCCGCGGGAAACATTGGCTGTCGCCGCGCCTGGGAGCGCCGAAGGCTGGCTTGAACCGTTGGGATAGATCGCGTTGCCGACGATCGTGACAATCGCGGCCTCGACGTCGGTAAGGTCGGCCATGTCAGGTGACTGCCTGCCTTGCCATGATGCGCCAACCAAGCGGCGAATGTTCGGCAGAGGCCACGATATAGCGCCGGTTATCCTGATCGGTGACGATGTCGGAGGTCCGCACATCCACGCCTGCGATGTGCGGCAGCAAGACGTTGAAATATGGGTTGACCTCGTCCATCGGCAGGCCAGCGCCGGAATTGCGTCCACGCGCGTCAAAGATAACGCTCGCAGGAAACAACGTCATGATCGGCGATTCGGTGCCGATCGTGGCACCTGAATAACCACTTTGCGCACCGGTCCCACCAACGCACGGCGCTCTTGAAACTGTCACCGTGTTATTGCAGGACACGCATAAAATCGGCGCAATGTCCTGTTTGGATATGACGAAATAAGTCCCGTGACCCGTCAGCGTCAGATAATCGCCGACGTTGATGTTCGTGGCGTCAAACAAACCATGAAACAGCGGCTGCTTGTAGTCCGAGGTGATCTCGAAATTGAAGCCAGTCGAGCGCGGCGTGAACGAGGCATTGATGCCCGCATTCACGATATTCCCCGACACAATCGGATTGCCCGCACCGTTAGGCCGATAGACCGTGAAGGCGTAACCGATCCGCTGCGCCGCCT